ATATAAATGCAACGGCAAGCCTGCTATTGCTTCTGCAAGAATACGCACACACGAGTACACCGCCGTCATCTGCATTGCCGAACGCTCGGTCACTTGCTTGCCGGATGTCGAACCGCCCAAATAAAAGGCATACGCATCACCCGCAGTCCTGTTTTTTGGTTTATCTCTCGAACGGAATAGTCCAGAAAATATTCCCAATTTTTTCAGCCTCCTCTCTAATTCTTGGCATAATAAAAGCACCTACCTAAAAAGATAGATGCTCAATAAGTTTTGTTTGTATAAATTTACTCGTCTGTTGTATTTGGCTCCAACAAGTCCTCTATTTTACAGCCGAGAGCATTAGCAAGAGCCATTACTGTTTGTGCTTGTGCCTTGTTAATATCCTTTGAACCCAGCTCATATTGTTGCAATGTTCTAAGGTTTACACCAGACATATCAGCAAGCTCTCGCTGGGAATAACCGCACTTTTTTCTCTGCTCTTGCAATTTCGTGGGGTTATTCTTTCTTTTTATTATGGCATTGACAGTATCTACAAACTTATCTTCTGCCGCCTCGTGGTGGGTGGAATAGAGTTTATAAATTTCTGTCATAGATATATTTTTGAGGATATCCCGAAACGATATTGCCGTTGCCCATTGATAATAGGCAAGTATCCAACCGCACCAATATTCGGGCGAACAGTCGTAATCAATCTGTGCATCAGGAAAGTCGATATTCAATCCCGCTTTCTGCACAACTTCCATTACAAGCTCCGTACCGGACAGTCCCGCTATCGTTTTAGGGTTGCCTTTACCGAATTTGTCGGCATACCCGCTCGCAACAAAAAGCTGGGCAAATCCGTTAAGGGTCAATTTGCAGGCATTGACCGCATAATCGAATGCCTCGCCTAAGTTTTTCATTCCATCGTTTAAATAGGTTTCAGCGTAAGCGTGGGTCATTGGGTTTCATCTCCTCTCTTATGATGTCACGCATAAAGATGCCGTTCAAGTCCTCATTTTCAAGTTCTCTTAAATATGCCGCTCTTGCCTCGTCATCTCTCGCTTTCCTCTTTGCATAATACACAGTATTATCCGCAACTTCATACTCGATAAATTTTATCGTATCGAATGCCTTTTGCGATTTCAAAACGAATTGCTCACCGAGCTTGCCGAGCTTCATGGCATAGCCTAATTGCTTTAATGATATTTCATTGCTTACAAACGACCTTGCGAAAGAAAAGTACGAATCGTCTGCACGATAGCCAATGATCGCATCATAGCTTTTATACTCAGGCAAAAAATTATTGACAAGATATTCCTTACCTCTTTTTGCAAGCGGTGTGGATAACCTCGCCTTTCTGTTGTACATTAAAATGGCAAGCCAATTGAGTATGGTATAGCCTTCTGCAGACAGATTGAGTATTTTAAGCTTGCTTGTATCTATCTCATATTTATTTGCATAGCCATCAATATTCTCGCTACATGCCCATTCCTTTGCAAGTTCGACATGTTCGGTACAGTAAAATCCTCTGCCGTAATCATTGTACGCCTTACCCTTGCCAAATATGGGTTTTTGTATAATATCTGGTGAACCATGATATAAAATTAGATTGCTCATACCTAACTCCTTTTATACTTCTACGGAAGTACTTTTTTATATTATACTTCTATGGAAGTACAATGTCAAGGGTTTTGGCTGAAATTATTATTATAAAAACAGAATCCCACGGGTGTCATAGACGGATTCGCTCGTATCGTTACCACAACGAATAGCACGGTCTAATGCCATAATCATAGCGACTGCGCCATCTATCTTTTCCGTGGATTTTTCCTTGTCGGGTTTAATATTCCCCGCTGGGTCGGTACGAATGTATATGTTGTCCATCATCCAATGCAAAACGGGTTGACCGCTATGTGCAAGTTTACACTCAAGCACCAACTTCATCAGCTCTTTGGTGGGCGGGGACATATCCTTAAAGCCTTGTCCGAACGGAACGACTGTAAACACCATTCCTTCGAGATTCTGCACCATCTGCACAGCTCCCCATCTATCAAAGGCTATCTCTCGAATATTGAACCTTTCACCGAGCTTTTCTATAAAGTTTTCAATGTATGCGTAATGCACGACATTGCCTTCTGTCGTTTGTAAAAAGCCTTGCTTTTCCCATAAATCATAAGGAACGTGGTCTCTATTTACCCTTATCGCAAGGTTGTCTTCAGGTATCCAAAAATATGGCAGTACATAGTATTTATCATCATCTTCGTTTGGCGGGAACACCAACACGAATGCCGTTATATCCGTTGTGGACGAAAGGTCGAGACCGCCATAACAAACTCTGCCTTCCAACAGTTCTTCATCGAAAGCGACCTCGCATTTATCCCATTTATCCATCGGCATCCACCTTACCGCTTGCTTTACCCATTGGTTCAACCTCAGTTGCCTGAACGAGTTCTCTTCGGCTGGGTTCTGTTTTGCCGACTCGCAAGCCGCCTTAACTTTATCTATCCCTACCGTAATGCCAAGCGAGGGGTTCGCCTTCTTCCATACCTTTTGGTCTGTCCAATCATCGCTTTCATCTGCGCCATAAATGACGGGGTAAAATGTGGGATCTATCTTTCTGCCGTCAAGGATGTCCTTTGCCTTTTGGTGTGTTTCATAGCAAATGCTATGCGTGTCCGTTCCCGCTGTTGTGATTAGAAAGTATAAGGGTTGCATTCTCGCATCGCCAGAGCCTTTGGTCATAACGTCAAACAGCTTTCTGTTCGGTTGCGTATGCAGTTCGTCAAACACCACGCCGTGTATATTAAAGCCGTGCTTGCTATACGCCTCGGCGGATAGCACTTGATAAAAGCTGTTCGTGGGCAAATAAATAATACGCTTGGTTGCCGCAAGTATCTTTACCCGTTTACTGAGTGCGGGACACATTCTAACCATATCTGCCGCCACCTCAAACACAATGCTCGCTTGTTGTCTGTCGGCGGCGCAACCATAAACTTCGGCACGTTCTTCGCCGTCACCGCAAGTAAGGAGCAATGCCACCGCTGCCGCAAGCTCGGACTTGCCTTGCTTTTTGGGTATTTCTATGTAGGCGGTATTGAACTGCCTATAACCGTTCGGTTTCAGTATTCCGAATAAATCACGGATTATCTGTTCTTGCCAATCTATAAGCTCAAACTTCATTCCAGACCAAGTGCCTTTTGTATGGCATAGGCACTCAATGAAGTTGACTGCGTAGTCTGCGGCGGCTTTGTCGTATTTGGAGTCTTTGGCTTTGAACTTTGTAGGTGTGTATTTTTTGAGTTTACGCAAACCGCCTCATCCTCCTTATTTCTGCAATAAAAAAGACCGCATCTCGTTCGGTCTTGTATAACGAGGAACAGAGCCTTTCGGCTCGCTCCTTTTGAAATTGTATTCTTTATCTTAGTCGTTCGGTGTAAAGTTATGCATGGATTGAATGATTTTATCCTGCTCCTCTACGCTCACACCGATGCTTTCCAATGCCTCACGAGTGCCACAATCTGGGCAAATGCGTGTTGCATTATCCCTTCGTGAAATGGAAGGCGGTGCGGTATATTCCTTTCCGCATCTTGGGCAAATCGCCAACCTTCTTGTCGTTTCCTTCATTAAAATGCCTCCTTGCTTTTCTTTAATGCTTGATTTAAATATGCCGTGTCGAACCCGAAAAGTTTATAACCTTCCTCGCAGACACGCACATATAACTCTGACGGAATTCCAAGCTCTCGTTCTTCGTGCATTATGTACACGAACGCTTTTCTTTCCCGAACTTCGTTTTTGAAAAAGTCCTTTACCTTTACCGTCAAATCCTTTTTGTAATAGAAGTCTGGATAACCTTCGTACCTATCCAAATGTACTTCACAGTCCTTATCCACAAGCCATACCCCAACGGGGACTTGGCTACCTTCTTTAGGTTCAATGGTAAGGTATGCACCTGTCTTACTGCCCTTGTAGAGCAGTTCGTAATTCTCGATTACCGCCGTACCCACTATCTTTGCCGTGGGGCAACGGTAACGCATTTGAGCGATGTTTAGGTTTGAACCATAAGCTAAATATAATTTTTTCTGTTGCATAGAAAACCTCCTTCTACCACCTTAAGACCGCCGTAGCGGTCGTGGGGTTGGCACCAATTAACCTATTCTGCCGTGGCGGAATGCCGCATCGCCAGATAATCTCTTGGTGAGGAAATCTCTTGCTGTTTCAAATTCCTTGCCTATAAACCCAAGTCTTAAAAGCCATGTTCGCATTGCGTATTTGGGGTTTTCGTGCTGTTGAGGTTTGGCACTTGCGCCTTTTACTTCCTTTGCCATTTCCGAAAGTGCAAGGCAAAGCTGAATGTAACTCTTTAATTGTCCTGCATGCAAGCCGTTGAGCTTTCCGTTCTCTGGCGCATCGAATTGGAAGAGCCTAAACTCAATCGTGCCTTTCGTGAAGGTCGCATGGAAGTTGAGCATGTGGTAGCGACTTCCGTTGTAGTGTTGCGTTCTGCCGTAATCCTCGTTTTGGCTCTTGTACCAAATGTCTGCGAATGCTGACATTGTTGTAGGCTTTTTGCGATTGACCTGTTTCAAGAAGTTGGGGTCAACCATCTTGCAATAATGGTTTAAGCGGTATGTATCAAGGTTGAGTGCCTCGGAAAGCAAGCTCTCATGGCTTGCCATGATGTTGGCAAGGTTACGCATCGTCTTGGGAGTATGTCCGTTCGCACCGATGTGGATGTGTACACCGCAACCTCTGGTCGAATCGCTCTTCGCACCCGCTTTCCTAAGTATGCGTATGATTTCCTGCAAGGTATCCATATCATCGTAAGTTAGGATTGGAGTTACCATTTCGCATTTTTGACTATCGTCACCAGCTATGGATACGTCCCTTTGGAACTTCCAAATTCTGCCTTGGTTGTCTTTGCAAGCCCAGCTAAAATAGCCGTATTCGCTTGCCGCATTCCAAGCTCTCGTACCGAAGTATTCTGCGACCTTGCTTGCCGCCTTCTCTCTGGTTATATTGTTCATTTCAACTTCAACGCCAATCGTCTGGGTTTTTGCATTCTCAAAATTCATAAGTCTATCTCCTTGCTTTGGGGTTGTCCCCTTCGCTTTTTGTATGTGTATCTTAACTCTAAAACACATATATATCCAGTCTATTTGCAAGAATAAAGATATATAAATTGTCGGAAATAACCTCAAAATCCGTTGACTTTTTTGTGTATTTATGAACGCAATTTCGCCTGTTTTTAATGGTTTTTTATGCTGTTATTTGTCTATCTTTCGGCAGGCATCTTCGCCGTAAATAATGCCGAGCGTTGAGCCGTTATCCCATTTGATATGGATAGTACCTAAATCGTCAACCGCTACAACCGTGCCTTTCATACCAGCGGGCGGTGCTTGCAAGTCATTCATACAGATAAGCTCCACACGAGTGCCTACGGGATATTCTTCTTTTAGGTCTAATAATAATTTACTCGGCAACGACATTCTTCTTGCCCTCCTTAAAAGCTGAACTGCCCTCTAAATTCCTAAGCAGTATCTTGCGGTAGGTTTTATATTCCGTGCCGATAAAGCCAAGCCTTAACAAAAAGCAACGGAATGCGTACTTCTCGTTCTCGACTTCCTTTTCCTTGCTGTTGGCTCTTTTTAAGTTTTTCGACATCGCACAGAGCGAGCATATAAATTGCTCATACGCTTTTATCTCTACTTGGCTGTCCGTTTTAGTGAACCAAGGGAAGGTTACCTTGTCATCTTCCACCTTTACGGGAAGGTCGGTTGCACCTATTGCCTTTTTGATAAGGCTACCTTTAGCTTCTATGATATTGTTTAGGTTCGTAAGCGTTACGCTCATCAAAGGCACCGATATACTTATGCCGTCATAGTCGTCTTTCGTATCTGCACTCATATCCAGTTCAAAGCCTTCATCGTGCAAATGCTCTATAAGGTTTTCAATCATCTCGCTATCAGCCATATCGTCGAATATTAGGTTGCCGTCTTTGTCTATCGTAAAGAAATCAATTTCATACGCAAAGCTCGGTGCGCCGAGATACTTTACTTCTTCGCCAAGCCATGTGGCGATGGTGTTTGCAAGCGCTTTTCTTTGCTTGCCAGATACATTGTATTTGATGGTCATATATGTGAACC